ATAATGTCATTGCCGTATGGGATGTAGAAAACAAAGGATGGCGTTCTTTTAGAGTCGATTCAGTCATATCATTTTCCTAGTATAAATAACTCTATAGGAGATGAGATGTACATTCCGCTAGAATACCTATTTGCTGTTGTAACAACTGTTATAGCATATGCAACATATCGTCTAGGTAAAAGAGACGATCAAAACTATAGAGATGATATAGTTAATTCTACAATTGATTATCTTATTCAAGAAAACATGGTAAAATGGAAGCGTCACAGTGACGGCGAGATAGAATTATTTCCTCTCGACGAAAAATAACTGTGTACATTTCTGTTTTTTCGTGTTAGAATAGTATTATATTATGAGGAGTATATTATGGAACAAGTGAAAAAGATTCGTAAAAAACGTAAACCGATGTCAGAAGAGCAGCGAGCAGCTGCAGCTGAACGTCTTAAGTTAGCACGAGAAAAGCGTATGAAGGCAAATCCTCCTACGTATAAGAATATACATCCATCAGTCTTAGCTGTTCCTGATGATCAGCCTATGTCTCTTAAAAGTGTGAGGCAGTGGATCAAGACTCAAAAAGAACTTATGTCAGCTGAGCGGAAAGCTGTGAGAGCTGATAGTAACAATAAAACAGGTGCTCTTAGCCGATATTTAAATCATCAAGCTTATATTCGAAATCTAGAACGCTACTTGCGCGATGGCGATTATGCTGACGATTACTATGGTGAGTATGGAACATCTAAAATCAAATGGCGGTGTGCAGTACCAGCCTATGATAACGAAGGGGAAATAAAACGGACTCATGGTGTTTTCTATGATGACATTGGTACCGTTTGGAGTGATCTATGATAGAATCAAAATTTTTAACAAAGTCTAAATTCAGTGTTCTTATTGAGAATGCTGTAATTAAAAAGAAAATGTCGTACATGGATGCTGTTCTCGACGTCTGTGATAAACACGACATTGACCCTGAGGATGTAAAGAAATTTATATCCACGTCGATTCGAGACAAAATAGAAGCCGAAGCAATGAGGCTTAACTTTCTTCCGAAAGGAAACACGTTACTTTTTGAATAAGGAGAAATCAAATGACAGTAACTCGTGACGAACGTATGGCGAAGTCTGAAGCAGCTCGAACAAGACGAAGAGCGTTGAAAGAAACCCTACTATCAAAGACCGATAGGTTTTTTACGAGAATGCGGAAACTCCGAAAAAAGAAACAAAAGAGTGTACACTAACGCATGTATAGTGTATAATATTACAGTAACATTTCAGCAAATACGAGGTAAATATGTCTTTTGCAAACTTAAAGCGTAATCGCGATAATATTTCTAAACTAATTAAAGCAGCCGAAGCCACTGGTGGTGGAAGCACAGAGAAAAAATCATATGTTGATGATCGTATGTGGAAACCCACAGTAGATCAAGCCGGCAATGGTTACGCGATTATTCGTTTCCTTCCAGCCCGAGAAGGAGCAGAACTACCTTGGGCAAGATACTGGGACCATGGTTTTAAAGGACCAACTGGTCAATGGTATATCGAAAAATCTCTTACATCAATCGGACAAAACGATCCAGTCGGTGAACTAAACTCACGATTATGGAATACTGGTATCGAAGAAGATAAAGAAACAGCACGTCGACAAAAGCGTCGATTGCATTATGTTTCAAATATCTTTGTTGTCTCAGATCCTGGTAATCCTGAGAATGAAGGCAAAGTCTTCATGTATCAGTTCGGTAAGAAAATCCATGATAAGATTATGGATATGATGCAACCAGAATTTGCAGATGAAGAACCAATTAATCCATTTGATATGTGGGAAGGTGCAGACTTCAAACTTAAGATTCGTAACGTAGAAGGTTATCGAAACTATGATAAGTCTGAATTTGCAAAACAAACATCATTGCTTGAAGGTGATGATTCAAAACTAGAAAGCGTTTATGATCAAATGTATGATCTGTCTGAGTTTACAGATCCTGCAAATTATAAAACGTACGATGAGTTGAAGACAAAGCTTTCTTCTATTCTAGGTGAAGTCGCTGGTATGGGTGCTGCTACTATGGCACAAACTGCCCGGATGAATGATCCTGTTGAAGCTCCTGCTCCTCAACGAATCGAACCAGTCACAGCAGAGAATATTAAAGTCGAAGACGATGATGATACTCTCAGCTATTTTGCTAAATTAGCTGAGGCTGACTAAAAATAAAGGCGGGTGTTTATCACCCGCTTTTTTTATCTGTTATCAAGATCAACAACTTTACTACCAAAGTCAACTGAGTTTCCAATAGATAAGATCTGCATACTATTATCGGC